AGATAAGCGAGTGGAATTGATGAATAAGAACTGGAAGGATAATACTCCTGACAGACTTAGACAAAAGGAGATTGTGAAAAAAGCACAATTAGATAAGTTAAAACGTAACCTAGAGGAGGTTTAAAAATGATATTAAAAATATTTAGTATTTATGATAGTAAAGCAGAGGCATATAATAGCCCGTTCTATATGCAAACACAGAGTTTAGCTATTAGAGCTTTTACAGATGAAGCTAATAATGAAAGTTCACAAATAGGTAAGCATCCAGCGGATTTTACCTTATTTTATATGGGTGAATATGACGACCATACGGCGTCATTCAACCTTGAAGACACTAAGATAAGTTTAGGTGTCGCAAGTGAATTTGTAGGCAAGGAACAATTATGATTCGTTGGCTTAAAGAACATTTTAATAAAACTCCCGAAGAAATTCGGGAGATTATTAAGTTAACTTGGGAGTATAAAGAATGAAAATGAAGACAGTGATGGAACACCAGTTTAGTGAAGTACCAAAGGCGACTATAGAAAGGTCGTCTTTTGACCGTTCACACGGTGTAAAAACAACTTTTGATGCAGGTTATTTAGTACCTATATTAGTAGACGAAGCATTACCTGGAGATACTTTTAATACAAATATGACTGCGTTTGCTAGAATGGCAACACCAATATTTCCAATTATGGATAACGTTTATATGGACACGCATTTTTTTGCTGTTCCAGTACGTTTAATTTGGGACAACTGGAAAAAGTTTAATGGAGAGCAGGCTGATCCTGGAGATTCAATTGATTATACAGTGCCGGTAATGACGGCACCTGGTTCAGGTTATGCTAATCAATCATTGCATGATTATTTTGGTATTCCAACTCAAGTTGGAGGTTTAGAACATAATTCATTATGGCATAGAGCTTATAATTTAATATATAACGAATGGTTTAGAGACCAAAATTTACAAGATTCAGTAATGGTAAATAAAGGAGATGGTCCAGATTCTTATACACATTACGAGTTATTAAAACGTGGTAAAAGACACGATTATTTTACTTCATGTTTACCATGGCCTCAAAAAGGTGAATCAGTAGATTTGCCTTTAGGTACTCAAGCAGGTGTTTTTATACAAGATGTATCTGGTTATACTACTGGTGTTGACGGTTATTATTTCCTTACTAAGGATGGTAGTACTGATAATAGGATGACTGCTTATGGTGCACCTACACTTGGTACAGCCTCTGGTTCATCACCAGTTCTTAATGAACAGTATTATAATTTGTTTGCAGATTTGTCATCTGCAACAGCTGCAACAATAAATCAGTTAAGAGAAGCATTTCAAATTCAAAAATTAAAAGAGAAAGACGCACGTGGCGGAACCAGATATACAGAAATTGTTAAATCGCATTTCGGAGTTACAAGTCCAGATGCAAGATTGCAAAGACCAGAATACCTTGGCGGTGGTAGCACGCCAGTCAATGTTACACCGATTGAACAAACTAGTTCAACGGACGATACAAGCCCGCAGGGTAATTTAGCGGCAATGGCAACGGCTAGTTTAACTAATCATGGTTTTACTAAGTCGTTTACAGAACATTGTGTTATTTTAGGTTTAGTATCTGTTAGAGCAGATTTAACATATCAACAAGGATTAAACAGAATGTTTAGTCGTCAGACAAGATATGATTTTTATTGGCCAGCATTGTCACATATTGGTGAACAAGCGGTATTAAATAAAGAGATCTATGCAGACGGTACGGCTGCAGATGAAAACGTATTTGGTTATCAAGAAAGATATGCAGAATATAGATATAAGCCGTCTATGATTACGGGTAAATTCCGTAGTAATGACGCTCAGTCGTTGGATGCCTGGCACTTATCGCAGGAGTTCTCCTCACTACCTGGGTTAAATTCAACCTTCATTGAGGAAAACCCTCCTCTTGATAGAGTCATTGCTGTGCCTTCAGAGCCGCATTTCATATTTGACTCTTATATCTCAATGAAGTGTGCCAGACCTATGCCGGTATACAGCGTACTAGGCAAGATTGACCATTTTTAAGATATGTCATTTCTTGCAGATTTAGGATTAGGAATAGCAGGTGATGTTATAGGTGGTTTGT